GACTGATCAGTTAGTGGAGGAGTATCAGCAGTTGGATAGAATGTTTGTCCGAAGGTAGGACTTGTAACGTCTGTATCTTCAAAGTTAATTAAGTTAGGTGCACGAAGAGCTAGTGCAGGGTTGATAATTGTTTGAATATCTAAGTTAACAACCTGTGCAGTGTCAGAAATGATAGAACGAGTGGTTCTAATCTGACCTTCTACATCGAGCTCAAACTGTGGATCTGTAGTATTAACACCAACACGAACATTATTTGCTTGGTTTTGGTTAAGGAATAAAGCATCTTTCTCGTTATTACCTGAACCAATAGATATTTCTATACTCTCATCACCTTGGATATTTAAAGATCTTACTCTTTTATATGCTAGGGTGTTACCTGCAGCAATTGCTCCTAAGTTACTACTTGTAAAACTTAAATTATCATCATCTACTTTTGATACTGTATATGTGCCATCTACCTCACCGCCTGACGTAAAATCAATATATAACTTTTCATTGCCTATAAACCCATGGGCAACCGACACGATGTTTACAACACCTGCAGCCGTTCTGCTGTATGTGGCATTCGTCCAGTTTCCTGTCGCCTTTACACCAGAAGCTTCAATTCTCTGTTGATCAGAATTAAACTTGAGACTCATTTATCAATCCTTACGATACGAGTGTAATGTCTAAAATACCAACCCACTTAACAGTGGAACTGGCTGTTACCGATTTAACCTCAAAAGTGAAATATGGAGCAGATCCAATTTGGAAAGCATCTGGAGTAACACTCCAATCTTCTTGTCCTGGTGGATTATTTCTAATAATATTTTCATATACAGCTGCTACTGTAGGAGCTCCTCCAGCTGTGGTTGTCACAACAAGATCATATACACTTGCATAAACGTAAGTGTTATTTGCTGTATCTTGTCCAAATACCCTTGCCTTTATGAAAGCAACTGTGTTTGCAGCTAAGGCTGCACTATTACCTGCTATGGCAGTAGCACCATCAAGAGTTAACTGTAATGTGTTATTAGCACTATCTGTCACTCTTTTGACGATATACTTGTCATGTGACGCATCAGTGAAATTATCACTGGTCATATGAATAGCAGAGATGTTCTTAAGTTCTAAACTTGTGTTGAGAACTTCTTTAGCACCTACTGAGTATCCTCCGACTGATGAAAAATTCTTTGTTGGCATGACGTTATATTACCTCAGGTTTATTTATACCTTGACTTTAGTAGTTGTGAATCTACCAGTAAAGGTTGTGGAAGATGAAGCAGCTGTTGACTTGTTCAAACTAATGTTGACATTGTTACCAACTACACCAATTGTGGCATCCATAAGATCATTATCTGAGGTAATAGAGTTAGTCACAGTTGCATGTGCAGCAGTTCCACTAGCACCACACACGGCTGTAACTTCTAACATGTGAACTTTACCATCGTTACTCTCAATGGTTATCAATGTTTTAGCACCCTTATATGCTGTCTTATCAAATTGTACGATAGTAGCAGCTGAAGTAAATGCAGTTAATTGACCTCCCTCCACTCTAGTAGAATCTAACTCCATGAATGTTGCAGTGGAGTCAAATACTGTTAGGTAATTACTTGTGCCACCATTCCATCCTCTATTAATTTTCCATCCAGCTTGAGCTCCATTACCATCTAGAGATATAAATTGTTTACTATCTAATTGAGTAACATAATCTTGATTTAAAACATCTGCACGAGTAAATGCAGGTACAGTGTTTGCGATACTAGCAACTGGGAAAGTAATATCATGAGCAGGTGTTGAACCACCAATCAAGTTACCAGTAATTGTAATTACTTCACCTACTTCATATCCAGTACCTTCTGCAACCTTAGTTACCGATGATATATTTCCACCACTACTTACAACTGTAAATGTTGCACCAGAACCCTCTAGATTTGCTGAGGATGCCACTGCAGTATATGTCGAAGTTCCGTAATTACCAGCAACTGATGTTACTGTACCAATAGTAGCAACACCACCTTGAATAGGAACAGCTCTTAATCTTAATCCACCAGTAACTTCTATGTCTTTCTTAGATCTTATCTTGAATATAGAACTTCCACCAAGTTGAGTGTCTAATGGGTCTGTTGTAGAAGTACCATTAAGAACAAGCGTGCCAGGAACTTCTATTAGTTTTGATGTCTTGACAGTAACCTTATCTTTATCAATTGCTAGACAATTAGTACCTTGTGCAAAGAACTCAAATGTATCTTCGTCAGAACCAGGTGATACCTCAGTTAATATGTAAGTATCTTGGTCAACGTCACGTACACCACCAAGTGATACAAAGTCAGTTCCATTGAAACCTTCAAACTGCAATTGAGTTGTGTTATATCTAATTGCACCTGGTAAACGATCTAAGGCATTAGGACGTTGGTTTGTAGTACCTGCAGGTACAACTAATGATCCAGTGGTTTGACATAGGATGTCATATCCTGGACTTGGTGCTATAGCAACACCAAGACCATCTACATCAAGAACTGTTATTGTTCTACCAGCTCCACCGCCAGCTGCAGTAATATCAAGTGTATCTCCTACTTTATAATTTTGACCTTGGGCTACGATGGTAACAGCAGAGAAGTCTCCACCAGCAACAGTAACTGTAACTGTACATCCAGTACCATTTCCAGATGAAGTAGTTGCTGTTGCTGTATATGTTCCGTCTGTATATCCAGATCCAGATCCAGTAACTGACAGTCCTAAAATTTGACCGAATGAACGAGTGGCAGTAGAACTATTATTCTTAACTACATTGTCAGCAATACGTAAAAGACCAGCATCAAGATTACCTGAGAATGTAGAAACACCTGTCTCTGTGTTGATATCAACTATGTTACTAGTACCGTCAGTAATCTCAAAGTTTACACTAGCACCACCCTTAAAGGTAAAGTTTCCTTGTCCTTTGGTATCAAAATTAAGTGGAACGTTTAGATCTGTACCATCAGTTCCAATAGTATTTGTATTATCAATACTGATCTTAGCAGCCTGTGTACCAATCTCTACTTTAGTAGTAGATGAATCTACCTTGAAGAATGGATTAGCATTTGCTCCAGTAGCATCTACCTGTAGTTTATTAACATCAATACCAAGTGTACCGATTGTACCAATCGCAGTACCTGCAACAGTAATACCAATATTATCTGCACTATGTCTATAGAAACCAGTTGTAGAACTATTCTGTAGAGATAGTGTAGGAAGAAGTGCAGTTCCATCCTGTAACTTTATGTTTGCATTATCAATATCATTATCTGATCCAGTAGCAACAATGTTATTTGGGAATGTAGCATTACCAACTACATTTAAGGTTCCACCAATAACTGCATTACCACCAACGTTAAGTGCACCAGTTCCACCAATAGTTGTATCACCAGAAGTTGCGTTTACAAGAAACTTATTCTGATTGATTGTAAGATTTCCTTCCTTACTAAATGAGTAGTTCTCAGAAGTAAGTGATCCGTCATATTTTAGTTTAGTTACATCTTTTTCAGTAACTGATCCAACGTTTATTACAAAATCAGTTCCACCACCATTATCAACAACTGTAGTAGGTACACTAAGAGTATCTCCTACTTTAAAGTTTCTACCTGCAGTAGATACTGTAGCCTCTTTAAGGAAACCAGCCTTGTTTACGGTGAATGCAAAACTACTACCACCGCCACCACCAACATCTGAATCAGCAACACTAAGAACATTACCAGCTGCATATCCAGTACCAGTTAATGAAATATTAGATACAGTTGATATTCCAGTAGAATTAGCGTTAAGTGTGTATAAGAAACCAGATCCTTGGAAAGTACCTCCACCTGCATCACCAATCTGGAATTCATCCATGGTCATGACCATTCCAGTAGAGTAGTCATTTCCTTGGTTATCTAATGTAAATGCAGTTACAGCACCACCAGAGACAGTAACATTAGCAGTAGCACCATGTCCGTGTGTACCAGCTGCACCTGCAGATGCTGTTATACCACCAACACGTCCCATTGTAATACCATGGGCTACACAAGAATAGTCATATCCACCTGCTTCATCAGCAAATGTCTTTACAATAACCTCAGTATATGCTCCAGCTGAACCTGCAGTACCAATTGGAGTAACTTCAATATCACTTCCACCTTGATTATTCTGTGGAACGCTTGTTAATGTAAATGTATGAGATGCGTTTGTTGCATCTGATTGATCAAACTTATAAGTATTACCTCTTGTAAGTGCAACGACTGGAGTTTCAACTCCTCCAATTAAAAATCTATTAACGCTGTCTTGTGCACCAGTTGATTGTAGGGTTGCAGTTCCACCACCACTACCTGTAACTGCTTCTCCATCAGCAAAAGGTCCGTTAGTTATAGTAGCAAAATATAAATGAGCAACATTATAGTTTGTTGTTTCTATGTTGACTCCAGTAAGAACACCGCTTGCACCACCTGCACCAGTTACAGTATCACCTACTGCGAAGGTTCCACTGACGGTATTGATATCCATCTGAACCCTAGTTCTAGCTGCAACAGTAACTGTATAGGTTGCAGTAACTTGGTTTCTAACAGCCCTACCAGTGTATTGTCCATCTACATAATTAGATCCACCTGTAATAGTTCCACTTAAACCGAGAACAGTGAAGTCTGCAGTTGCAGTTACAGTAGGACTTCCTCCAGTAAATGACTTACCAATATATGTGCCTGGTGCATATCCAGAACCTTGGTTAGTAATAGATCCATCCAATGATTGTATGGATAATCCAATAGATCCATCACTACCAGAACCACCTTCTATTGTTACAGTTGGAGCTGTTGAATATTTCTCACCACCATTGTCTAATGTTATACCAGTTAGTACACCAGTAGATTCATTGAGGACTGCAGTTCCAGCTGCATCAACATCAGGAGTTCCACCAGTAAAAGTAATTGTAGGTAACTTAACATACCCTCTACCACCATTGTTACCCATGGTAATAGAAGCAACAATATATCCTAGAGTAGTTGTACCCGAACCATTAACAGCATACGCATTGTCAATAGCATCTCTAGTAATAGTAGCTGTAGGTGCTGATGTCCATTTACCACCACCTGATGCATCAACTTGAACTACACCACTACCAATGCTAGTTGAACCAACAAATGAATTTCCACCACCAGCTGGTGTTATGCTTGGGGCTGTTAGATATCCAGATCCACCTTCAGTAATAGTAAATCCAGTAACTGATCCTGTTCCATCAACAGCTGCTGTTACAACTGCTTGAAGACCTTTAAGTTTATGAGTTTCACTAGTTCCAGCTGTAAGAGTTAGTGCTGTTCCACCTTGTGATGTAGCGAGTTTGACGGTACCACCATCTTGAACAACTTCTACAACATAGTAAGTGGTTCCATTTGTTAATCCAATATTTTCAGATCCACCATCATTGTCATATACAACCTTATCGTTTACTGCAAAGGGAATAGATCCAAGACCAATTGCATTTCCAGAAACAGAGGTAGTTCCAAATGAAAATTCGTTAGGTGCATCTACTGTGGCTGCTCCTGCACTATATCCAGTACCTCCAACTTGAAGTGTGACATCTACTACTTTACCTGCAGTCGATCTTGTTATAGTAAATGTGGGGTCATTTCCGCTATTATTAGCACCACTGCTAAGGGTAACTGTTGGATCAACTGTAAATCCAGAACCAGGATTGGTTAGAACTACACTCTTTATTTGACCTTCAGTTTCTAAGGTTGCGGTTGCAGTAGCTGGATCAAAAGGATCACTAGTAACGTCTGCATTGTAAGATCCACCTGGATAACCATCACCCTCAGTAGATACTGTAAGAGTAGTTAATTCAGTTTGTTTTAGAGTAATATTTGAATAGTTGTTTAATCCAGCTGAACTTAATGACTGAATTTCAATATTTTGTAACTCATATGCTACAGAAGTATTGTTATTACCTATCTGACCAAATACTTTTGCAGTGTCATAATATACTTTGTTGGTGATAATTGTCTCACCAGTTAGTTCTATGTCAGTTGCAGATGCAGGGTCAATAATAATATTACCCGATGTAGAACTAAGAGAGTTGCCAGATAACCTTAAATTACCTGTCTCAATATATGCAGGATAAATGTTTGTCGTACCTGTAGCATCAGATAATGTAATACTTGCAGCTTCTGATGTAGTAGAAGTAGATTGGAAGTTAACAGTTCCTGTTCTCTGATTAACAGTTAACGCAGGTCCTACTCTGTAGTCACCTTCTTGGTCAACTGATTCATAATAAACTTTACCATCGTTAAGTTCATTTACCTCATTTGCTTGTACTGCCAATGATGGGTCATTTGTGAAGTCTTTACCAGAACCAACATATCTGAAACTATGACCTACTAGATTGATAATTGTACCCTTACCATCTGAGGTAACACCTTTACCACCGTAAATGCTAGAAGATGCTGAGACATGAATTTCTGCACCAAAAGCTGTGTAGTCTACAGTAGCAAATGATGTTGCAGAGTCACCACCATTTGAACGAATATCTTTTATACCTTTACCTACATTACTGTATGTGGTAGCAGCATCGTCTCCATTGAAGTGAAGGAGAGTAGATGTGTATAGGTCGGTTGTAAATTCTGATGTAGGTGATGTGAAGTTTGTTGTATATCTATGAGCCGCTTTACTTATTCTTACTTCATCTATATGACCTGCAAATGCTTCTAATCCTGAAGTATATGATGCACCGATAATTACTGGTTTTGTAGAACCATAGTCATTAGTATCTGTATAGTTACTACCTATCTGAGTACCATCTAGGAATAGTTTTGTGACTCCACCAAAACGAGAGACAGCAATATGATACCAAGTTCCTGTAGAAACAGTACCGCCACTTGCATGAGATGTATTACCTGAACCAAAGTGTACTGTAGTTCCACTCAAATATAACTTAGGTGCAGTATCTGTAGCAGACCCAGTTCTAAAATCAATGATATGTTGTGTGCCAGATACACTTGAAGGACGTATCCAACATTCAATAGCAAAGTTAGTAGTACCTAAACCGTTATCTTCGGTTGTTGGTAATTGAACATAGTCACCAGTACCATCTAATAATAGAGATGCAGAACCAAATTTTTGTTGAGCCGTATCTAATTGAGCATCAGCAACACCTACAAGGGGTATAGGAGTTGGAACTCCTGTTGAGAATAAACCAGTACCCTTACCTGTGATATAAACATATGTACCATCATTACTTGCGACAGTTCCATATCCAGTTGCTTTCTTATAAGTTACATTACCTGTACTAGCTCCAGATGAGGAGTCAGTAAATGTAAAGCTGTTTGCATCAACTACAGTGATTGTGTAAAATCCATCTGTAGCACTACCAGTGATAGCATCTGCATAGATGATATCAGAGGTTGACATATTATGTCCAGTAGCAGTAACTGTGACTGTGTTTCCAGATCTAGAATATGTACCTGATTTAAAACTATCTTCTAACTGATAAAGTACTTCACCTGTACCGAATGTACCAGATGTACCATTAAGTTTTACACGTGTCTTACCAGTGCCATATGTACCAGTTGCACCCTCTACCGCCTTTATACCAGTCTCATTGAAGTAGTAATAGCAATTACTTACTTCTACCCTCATACCATTGGTAGCGACTATACCGTGGTTATTAGGACATATAAAAGTACACTCATTGAATGAGAAGCCTAACTTAGGAGAAGCAGCGTTTACATCAGCAGCGTCTAAGTATGCACCACCACCTGCTTTAACTCCTGTACCAACAGAGTCATATCCATATGGATCACCTCCAGATACAGTTCCAGTTGAATATAAGGTAACTCTCTCTACTATAGGAATTCTAGATGCATTTGTTCCGTTAAGAACTTTGATTGCATAGTTCGGAAACTTCCATCCTTGTATCTGTACATCAGAAAGGCGAGTATCCCCACCCATAAAGAATGTGTTTTGTGTCCTAGTTGCGTTAGTGTTTTGAATTATTGTATTTCTTTGATCCGTTCCGCGAACTGCTACACCATCAGGTATTGTTAATGGACATACCTCTTCGTAAGTACCTGGTGCAATAATAATTGTATCGCCAGCAGTTGCTGTTAAAAGTGCCTTTTTTAATGTTAAGAATGCAGTATCCCAGTGCAATCCACCTCCACCACTATTAGCTAAAGTAGTGGTATCAGCACCATTTTTACCAACGTAATAGGTATTACCAGGACCATCCGTGATGTCCGTGGCAAGCATTGATGTAGTAACTTCACCAGTATTAGGTTTCTGGTTTGCTACTTCAACGACTGTTCCGTTGTTATTTACGTATAGTTTGCGATCAGCAATATTAAGAGCTACTTCACCGTCAGTTATATCAGAAGTACTAGGTACTACTGCTGCTGTCGTTGATCTCTTTAGCTTGATTCTGGTCGGTTCCGCTGCCATCTAAGTCATTCTCAGATTGTTGTTCTTTTATACTATTTAACTGACTTTGTAAATCTTGGATTTGAGCCTCCAACATAACATTTACCAGTGTCGCTTCAGAAAGTTTTTTCTGTAATGTTGCAATAACGATTTGTGCATTCATAAGTCATGTGTCAAAAAGTTCCACCGTCGATTGTGTTTGTCCAGACTGGAACTCCAGCTGAAGTGACGGTTAATATTTGATATGATGTAGTAGCATCAGTTCCTGTACCAGGAGATGCTATGTTTGCTGCTGCAGTAACTTGCAAAGCACCTGCAGTGTTACCATAAATGATACCATTTGAGGTAAAGGTGCTTGCACCAGTACCACCAAACTGTACCTCAAGGTCAGTATCTAACTCTAAGTCACCTAGTACAACTGTACCACGCTGACCTGTTACGCCAAATACCCCATTGGTGTCAGTAGCGTTTTCAATGAATGTCCAAGCACCTAATCCATCAGCACCTCCAGATCTATCAAAACCAAAGAAACCAAACTTAGAGTTTGAACCGTCATAATAATGAACCTTTACACCACGATCTAACGCATCATTCGCTGATCGTGTTACAGTAAATGTTGTACCTACAGCAAGTGTACCTGTTAGGTTTGCACTTAGTGTAAGTGTCTTAGTACCAACGTCGATACTAGAAATTGTAGTTGAGCCAGGAACGCCACTAGCAGAAGTGATTGAATCACCTGCACTGATGCCTGTTACTCTATCAACAACAACTTCTGCCTGTCCACTAGCAGCACTTGAAGTGTTAGTAAGAACTGTAGTAGGATCCCCTAATGCAATAGTAGGATCGTTGACACTCATCTCTGCAGAGTTAACAGTAGTTGTAGTACCATCAATCTGCAAGTCACCTTTGATAATAACCAATCCAGCTGCGTCTCCACCTGCAGGATATGGGTCAATGATCATCTCAGTACCAGCAGTGGTAGAGATGACATTACCATCCATCTTCAACTGGTCAATAGTGAACTCACCAGTTTGACCTATGTTACCTTGAATGGTAGTGGTTCCATTAAAAGTAACTCCATTTTGGAATGTTGTGGTTGAATTAACAGTCAACGCATCACCAGGTGCATCACCAATTTGAGCATCACCTTCAACTAGAAGAGAGCCAGCAGAGACTTTTCCTCCTACACCAACACCACCAACAACTTGTAGTGCACCAGATGTGGAGTTAGTAGATGCAGTAGAGTCTGCAATTTTGACAGCAACCTGATTGTCAAACTCCCAATCAGCACCATCAACTCTTACTTTGTCTAGTGAAGTCTCATCATAACGGATACCACCATCCTTATTAGTACCGAAGTATAAACGAACATCATCAGCAACACGCAAGTCGGGGGTACCTGCAGCACGCTTGATGTCCAATACAGCATCGGAATCATTGAATACAAATTCAAGATCACCTGTGGTTCCAAATTCTAATTCTTGACCGTCCTGTATAACGATCTTACCAGTACCATTTGCAGCTAAGACTATATCTGTATCTGCTGTACCAGTTGTAATAGTATTACCATTTATGTTTATATCATCTACGTTCCAGTTATCAACCTTTGAATTGCTGTCTACGATGACTGCAGAACTGCCAGTAAGTGTACCTGCAACATGATCAAGCATGTCTGTGAAGTATTTACCACCAACTATCTGTGCAGCACCGTTATTATCACCGACAAACAGACGATCATCTGCGTTTGCCTGTGTACCGTTACCACCGATAGTTACGGCTAATTCACCGTAAGTAATGGTTCCTGGTGCTGTTGCTCCAGTACTCCTTTTAATGAGTATATTTGATGCCATCAGAAGCTACCCCCGTTGATAGTGATGTTATTTAAGACGTTTGTTGGTACAAATTTTGTATCTGTAGCAGAGTAAACAAGAACAGCTCCATCAGATAATCCACCTTGTGATGTATCTGTTAGGTCTACATCGGACATTCCTCCGATAGTACCACCTCCACCACCTGTGGCAACTCGTGTCACCTTAGGTACGGATTGATCTCCAAATCTTAATCTTGCCATTAGAGTGTTACCCCCTCAAGTACGCTTACAGAACCTTCGAGCACTCTGGATTTTGTTCCAGATGCTGCAGTAATAACTACATCATATACATAACGACCTGACTTCATTGCGGCCGTTTGTCCATTTGTTAGAGATAACTGTATCTGTCCAGATGTAGCAGGAGATAGAACTGCTGCTGTCACTGTTGTAGAAGTGCTACTTGTATAGTGCTTTTTGATTTTACAAGCTACTGTATACCCAGTAAGGTTAAATGCAGTACCATTATCATTCTCCACTGTAAAATCAATGGTGAAATCCGCACCTTGGTAAATCAATAAGTTGGATACAGCACTAGCCATTCTCTAATAATTTCCTATATTATTTAGCTTAAACCTATTTATCCTCTTTCTGGACTAAAGTATTTACAAGTTCTTTTAGTTCATTAACTTCATTACGTAAAACTTCTAAATCTCTATCCTTCCTTAATGCATCTTGACGTGCTTTTTTATAAGCCTCATATCCAGACATATCAGTATTTAAAATCGCATTAGATTGCGGATCTCTGCCTAAGGAGTTGTGTCCATCGACAGGGATTAATTCAATTTCATCCATTATGCTAAAGCTATTGCTCTAAAGTCTTTTACCCTTGGTATGTATGGTTGATTACGTCCTAATAAAGAAATCTTAATTTGGAAACCATCAAATTCATCAGTGTCTTCAATAGTATATTCATAGTCAGTAAATGTACTTAGATCATTTTGAGGAATTAAAGCACCGTTATCTGGCACACCTGTAGTGTTAAAGAATCTAAATTCTAAATCATCAAGGCTACCTGCATAACCAACAGGAACCAACTTGTACATTACTACAATCTTAGAATCAGTCCATGTGTTTGCTGCACACATGACTTTCAATCCAGTTGCACTCTTCTCCATTCTAGCAACCTTAGTAATATAGTTAGAAGCACACTCTCCACCAACACCACTAGTAGGTTCTATATTATTGTATACATTACCTGTTGTAATAATCTGGCATCTAGTTAGGTCAACAACAGGAGACAGATGACTTACCTCTGTAGTAAGATCAAGTTCCATAGTGAATGACTTAACGTTATTCATTCTATTAATTTCATTTAGTTGGTTTGCAATCACCTTAGTTGCAGGGAAGTAATTCTCTTCTCCAACAGTAACGTCAGTATATGCAGTGTCCTTAACAAATGATGTTTCTGCACTAGAAGTACCGAAAGGACCACAAGATGTTCCACTTGTACCTTGAACTCTAACAGCTAATCCTGTTTGAGGTTCTATCTGAGACTGTATTTGCGGAGTAAGAACATCCCAAGGAATGTTTTGTGATACAAGAATGCCAGGACCTCCAGACTGAATACTCTTACCTGCATTCTTAGAGTTAATCTTTAAGTTGTAACTATGAGGACTATTGATAGAGATAATTCCACCAGTTGTACTATTATGAGTTGTATTGACCAATGTTAGTGGAATACCTGCAATGTTATAGCATTGAACTACAGCATTTTGCAAATGAGCTTTACCAGTACCCGTTCCTGAAGAACCTGAATAGTTTCTACCAGAAGCATTGATAGTTAACGTATTACCATTAATAGCCTCATATGCAATTATTTCATCTCCACTACCATTTTCTTCTGTACCAAGTATCTTAACGAAACCTAAGTTAGAACTACTTACAGCAGAACCACCTATCGTAGTATGGAATTGAGATGCATCAGCAACAACTAATTGTGCACCAGTTGCTGTGGCCGACAATCCACCAGATGCAGATATAGTAGTATCTGGAACCTCAGATATAACACCGCTAACGTCAACATAGTTAAGTGCAGATTGCATACCATGATTACTATGGAATACTCTTATTTCATCACTACCTGCAGTAAACTTCATTGAATTAGGTGCAAGTCTTAAAGAACCACCATTACTTTCTCCAAGAGTAGCGTTCTCTAATACTAACTTAGAAGGTGCAGCTGTAGTAGGTACAGTAAAGTCTGCTCTGTAAATCTTGAACATCAAATCTTCTAACTGAGATGGAGTCCATGTAGATGCGTTCTGTGACTTGAATAGAACACCGATATATGGTTGTTCAGATATTTTCTCTCCAAGGTGTGCAGCATCAATAGCATCTCTACCAAGAATTGAAATGAATACCTTATACTGGTTGGAGTCTGATGTAATCACAATAGCATGTTCTTTTCTTTCCTGTATGAATACTGGAGACTTGAATGTAAATGTAGTAGGCTTAGAAGCATCAGATGATGTAAATACATCTTCAGCATCTAATACAACTTTTGAGAATGGCAACACTGTCTGTGTTGGAGTACCATTTTCAACAGTTCTAATATCAACAGCAACTGGAATTTCTGGATCTTTAGTAAAGAAGAATAAATCAAGCTTAGTTAAGAATACTCCACCATCAAGTGCAGAATCATCAACAAGGAAAGTTTGTGCAAGAGGGTCAACCCATCTTGTCTCTTCAGTTTCATCAACAGAAACACTTGTAAGTGTTCTAGCATCCTTCATTTGCTCAGATGTTACCTTAGCATTTCTTACAGATATGATAGTCTCCTGTGTAGTCTGTAGAATACCAGATGAAGTAAATTCTACCTCACCACTACTATCTGATACGCCAGGTACTTTACTATCACCAGCAGAATCACTCAATCTAAACAGTTTAGTACCAGTCTTAAACTTCTGTACACCTTGTTTGCTAGGACTGTCAATAAAGAACGATCCTTTAAGTTTTCCTTTCTTATCTGTAATTAAATCTTTATTAGATACTTTTGCAATAGCACCAGATGTTTCTCCTATAATATAATCATTAATCTTAGGAGAACCAAAGTAAGTACCCTTGGCCTGATCACCAAGAGATCTAGTATCAATATTAATGAATGCTAGGTTTGATGTATAATCTGTTGTGGATGAAATATCTGTACCGTCTAATGGGTTGATTTGGAATCCATCATTAGGTGCAGATACCTTTCCTTTAAATCTGATTACTGGTTTAGCAGGAGCAGTAGTAGCAGATACAGATACAGTTTCACCAATCTGGAAAGGAATGTTATTCGTCTTTGGATCAGTAGATGTATCCTTAATAACTCCCATGATCTTAGGAGTAATAAGTTTCTGAGGTAGTGCAATACCATCAAAGAATGGATAGAATTTAGTTCTTGGTTTTAACTTTTCACAAGAAAATTCAATATTTCTTGAACGCATAAACTGAATATGCTCTACAGAAACAACTTTATTACCCAATGATTCCTGTTCAATCACAGGAGTTACTCTATATCTAATACCTGTTCTTGTTTGTTTTGTGGTAGTTGTAGTAGTTGTAGTGACAGTTCTACGTTGCTGTCTTCTACCTTTTCCACCATCAGTTCTCCATTTACCAGTTTTCTTATTAATGTCAGTTCCAGTCCATGTGGTTTTCCATGAGTTCCACTGTATAGGTGCAAAACCATTTTGATCTGCATTGTAATCTCTAACTGTAGTTAAGAAATTACCTTCTACAACAGGACCTTGAATAGGACTGAGTGATGTTGTATCTACCCAGTTGTCTGATTCTGGATATAGTTGAATATCACCCATGTATGTAAATACGTTAAATGGGTTGACATTCTCCACACCAGATGCATAGGGCTGATCAATTAAGACCGAATCAGTATATGGAAGAGTAACTATATCTTCGCTACTGGTAGTAACATTCTGTGATGATGTGCTATATGTTATGGGTACTGCAGTAGTATAGTGAGTTGGTCTAAGTTGACCTTCTTCAAAATCAAGCGAAACTCTATAGTCTGGATGTAAGGTATCACTAGTTGCAAGACTTGCAAAGTTATCTACTACAAATCCATTCTTAAATCTGCTAAGACCACTAGTGTCTCTAATTTCCATACTTGCAGTCTCACTTTCAAGTAGTGATAACTGTGTATAGAATTCAAGTGTCTTAATTCTATCTTCTAACTGTTGTATATCTCTAAACGTATATCTCTTGAAGTTTGTTTCTTTAATCTCAATATCTTCTTCAACATTGAACACATATGGTTGATATGTCAAAGTTCCTAATAACATTGCATCATCAAGGTCATCAGGAGATACTGGATCAGATGCAGGTGCACCTTTGACTACCTGAATTAGACTGTTCTTACTCATAAAGACTTTATCTACTCTTCCAAGATAGTATTGTAAACTTAGAAGTGTAGTATCTCCTTGGCCAGGTATACCTGTTAAGTTACCAGTAAATGCTCTATTTGCAAAATCAAAATACTTAGTGTCGCTTAAAACATATGGAGAAGTTATAGAACCTGCATTAGTTAATTTTTCTGTAACTATTGGTCTGAAGTCAATTACGTTTCTGAGAGGGTTGTCACCGAACTCTGGAATTATCTTGTAATCTTCAGTAGGATATGAATCTACAGTATATGGATTGATACCTGCTGTGGTTAGGAAACGATCGAATATAATGTAAATTCTATTAGTTGGTTCTGCATAACCAAACTTTCTAACAATAGATGAGTAGTCGTAATATTGATCTCTCTGACCATCATCTAGAGTGAAACTGTCAGTAATATCTTTTGATCCTAAAGTTGGAGAACCAGCAATCTTAAGAGTAGCACCTCCATCAGCAGTTATGGTTTCATTGTCAGAGAATACGTCACCTTCAATTGGAAGGAAGTAAACAATATTACCATTAGTTGCAACCACTCTAGCTCTAGAACCAGAACTATCTCCAGTAATAACTTCGTCTACAGAAAGAGCACCAACTAAATTGGTCTGTGTAAAGTTAGGTATTACAGGATCGTTTGAATCTTGAGATTCTAATACAGCTTTTAATTTATATACATCACCAGTACCAAGAGATATACGAGTATCACCAATTCTATGACCATAACCAACTAGAGACTGTGTTAGTCCATTTACAGCAGATCCAAAGGTTTTATCTACCTTTAGAACTTTCATCTTCTCATTGGTCTTTGCTTTTGCAGATCTATTAGAACTGTAAACCGTACCAATAACATTTACACTACTAACACCACTGAGACCTTGAAGCGTAACACTCTGAGTATTTGCTGAACTACCACTAATGGTAAATCCATTACCTGAGGTTAATACATTACCATCACCTGTACCTCCAGTAACAATAACTCTAAAGTCATCTGCATCACTAGCATCTCTCCATACAAGGCCAGCACCTGCATCAATACTTACATTACCACCACTAACAGATTGTGCAGTAACACTCTTTCTAAAGAAACCAGCTGGATTTTGAGTATTGTCATTATTAGTATTCTTAACTGCCTTGTATCCAAGAGGTGATACTAATGCTTTATTTTGTGCTTCTTTAATTTCAGCACGAGTTCTGACAATAGCACCAGTAACATTACCATTTGTCATGTTACCTGTATTAATCTTGGTTACATTAAATGCATATGCACTACTCAAAAGAGTTACTCTTGCTCTGTGTGCTACGCCATTATTTCCAAACTCAACAATATCCCCAACTCTCAACTGACTATTATAGTTTGAAAGTGTTGAGGTTACAGTTGCGGTGGATCCAACTCCAGTACTATTAACTGATGATAAGATTGTACCTGAACCAGGTAGTGCTACCTGAACATCTAATACTGCATCAGCAGTACCTGCACCACTATTAAATGCATATGACTTAACATCACCCATACCAAACTTGGTAATTGTAGAGATAGTTCTACTTCCACTAAGTCCACCATTTCCACTTGAAGCTGCAGTATCATAGTCTAACTTCTCACCTACAACAAACTCACCAGTAATATTAGTAAGATACCCAGTTACACTAGATCCACTAACAAGAATAGCAGTAGCACCAGATGTTCTACCTACAACAAGTCTTTCAGCAGTCCAAGATACACCTGATCCAGCCCCAAGAACAATCTGTGTATAGAAATCAGTGTCAACAACATTTGCTTTATAGGTATTTGTAGTTGCAAAACCAGGAGTTCCAGAGTTTTGATCCACATCAATCACTCTAGTTCTACCGATAACAGTACCTGCAGGTGTGCCTGGTGTTGTGGTTACTACGTCTCTAAGCTCAACGGTCTCATATATTGTTGGTACTACATGTACATTTGTCATCAAGACAAAGTTACCAAAGTTTGATGCTATAGATTTATTAGTTTCTGTCTCAAAAGTTCTTGGTTTCTCTACATCTTTATATGTGGTAGATAATCTTTCTGTCCTATAACCTTGTACATATGCTTGTCCAGAAGATAATTGTACAGAAATATTTGCTTCAGATGGTGAAACACCTCCAGAAGTAGTGCCATTTGCAGTATATACACCATTATTAAACCCATCATCTAGGTTTTCTCTTACGTCAAGCTTAAATTTCTTAACGTAATAATCCCCAGACTCTTCTTTAGTCCTAGTTGCAAGGATGTCATTGATAAATCCTAACTCACTACGCTCTACCTTTTTCTCTAATTTACCTGCATTAGTACGTAAAAGTTCAATAAAGTCAGCAGAGTTTGGATCAGTAAGTAATTTTTTAACTAATGTTAGTGTAATCTTAAATCTATCTGCACCTGGTGCTGAGAAGTTAGTGCTTCCAATAGCATTATCATATAACGTTGCGTCCTCATCAGCAGTTATTATCCTTTCTTCTACCTTCAATCCTACCTTATATGATGGATTAGTCTCGTATTGGTCTAATATAATAGTCTGTTCGGCTACATTAGCAAAGTATCCTCTAACATAATATACACCAGCACCAACGTTAGCAGTTGATCCTTGTGAGTTTGCATTAGAATTTAAGAGTTGTGCAAGAGGTGTTCCAGCTGTGATAGTTGTAGAAGCGTAAGTAATATCACTTTCACAGGTAAATGTCTCACCATCAGTAAATGTGGTGGTAACATTGTCGTTAGCCTTCTGAATATAGTTTATGTAAAATGAAATATTGTTTCTTGTTGATGTAGTAGCACTAATAGAGAATAGAATACGAGCACGAACACCAGATGTAGATCCCTTAATAATCTGACCATCAAGTGCAGTTCTATAGTTTTCTACATCAAGATTAAGATAAGTATTTTGAATTATGACACAAGGAACTTTCTTGTTAAGAGTAGTACCACCAGGAATTACCATGGCACCTTCTTTATACACACCTTGACCAAATGTGTCAATTTGATTTTGTAATAAGCTCTGAAGCGTAGTAAGTTCTCTAGCTTGGACTGGATAGCCAGGCTTAAAAAGTACTTTTAGAAAACCCTTATTTGCGTCAAAGTCGTCGAAATAAGGAGCTATATTCAGGTTCGTATTCTGTGCCATTTAGAATTCAATTACTACTTTGAGCTCTTCGTTTTGATCCGCAGATCGTGTGATTGGGATCCTGTTATCAATATAAAGTATTTCACCAGAGTTTAAATCAATCTCTTCATTAGCATATCCTGCAACGAATGAAAGACCCAACTCATACACAGAAACACCAATTGTTATCTGTGCTAGTGGAACAGCAGATGTTCCAAAATTTGTATCAGGAGTAGCTACAAATCCAGTAACATTACCTGTTATCTGGTTTGCACCAGAAAATGAAATTACATTACCATTCACAGTACCATCTTCAGAATTCTGATAATATTTCAAAACTTTAGTTGTAGAGTCATATGAAACTACAAATCCTTTTGCGTTTGTTGTTGCTTGTGTTATACTTTCACCTGGTGAAAAGTTACCAGTAGGAGATCCAGTACCAGACTGAGGAAAGATTATTGCTTTCACAGCAGATCTAGTATTTTGACTACACACTGTTGTAGTATTGTAGTCGAATGGGTTAAGTACAAGACCAACCCTTCTGTAAGACAAGTCATTTGGAAAATCTACAAATGCACTAGTAGTTTCTAACTTACTAGCAAACATTAAACGATAAGAACCAAATTCTCTTACAACATCAGCACCATGACCTAAGTTTGGTGGAAGTATAACGTCAAGAGACGCATTTAATCCACTACCTATGCCAGGAATTAAAGCAACATCAATAGAAGCAAAACTATATCCAGATCCTGCAGACGTAATTGTCACTGAAGTAATCTTAGATGATTCTACTTTTACTGTACAGAAAGCCTGAGTACCACCATTAATTTCCCAATCCCCTCTAATAGGAACATTGGTATAATCTTTGTTATTGTATCCAGAACCAGCATTCTCAATAACCACAGTATCAACTGAACCAGAGTTTGCTGCAGCCTTAACTAATGAATTAGAAATAACTGGGATAAACTCAGAGGTAACAAACTTTAGAATATTATCAGCATCAATAGTGTACATATATTTCCATCTATAAGAATATACGCCAGGACTATCTGATGTTTCGATAATAGTTGTTGATGTACCAGTAGGTTCTACCAAAGAGGGTCTACCTCTTGGGAAGTCTGGGGACTGACCATTATAAAGACACTTATAGACGTTAAAGTCTGAGTTCATCACATAGAAATTACTGTCATATAATCTAGACGCACCATTTGCAGTAGTCTTAGTAGGAGAATAATCAGGTTTATACATTGAATATGTACGTCCAACTCCACCAGTTGTTTTTGTAGGATCAATCCAATCAACCCTAGGAACTACCAATGCTGTATCGGAAATATCAACTCTCTTAAAACCCACGGAATCAGCATACACACCACGTGCGTACTCAAAACTATCAATAGGCTCACCTGAAGGTGGTACATCTGTACTACCCCAAGATTTAGATCTACCTACAAACATGTACACCTTATTGGTGGCCTGTAGAGTGTCTCTAAAGCTTTCAGCAGCGTATATTCTAAATTTATCAGTAACTAATGCCATGCCATTAAGCTTTTGTTGTTATTTATAATGATCTCAGACGAACTTCTGGAAGAAGCGAGACGTTTCCAGTAATTGTGCCAGGATAACCTACGTCTAATAATCCTCCGTTTGCAGGATTGACTCTACGCAACTCATTTGGAATTTCAATTGTGAAAGATGTATTCCCAGTCCTAGTTATATCATATACTCCGTCTGGTGGAATATAGGTAATGAAGTTAACTGCATCTGATTGATTTATATTAGTTCCAGAACTGAAATCTAAGAATATTCTATTCTCACCTGTTTGCATATTATGATCACTAGAAGTTGTAACGGTCACAATCCTAGAACTCTGACTGACTGTATAAGTTCCAGTAATCACATTGTGTGCATAAGCAGTTGTACCCATAAATCCTCTACCTCCTGTTGCAACAGTTAGAGTATTATTAACGGTATCTTTTGCACCAAACAGAATTCTTTCGTTTCTCCATCCTATTACATTACCAGAACTATCAGTATTAGGATTATAATAAGGAATAAGAACTTCACCTTCATCTGCGAAACCATACTTCTGAGAAACATTGTACCAAACGTTTCTTAAGTTCAATGTAGTATCAGTAGCATTGATAGATGATGTAAGATAAGTAACCCCAAGTAAATTAGAGTCAGAAACAATTCTGTTTCTTTCAAATCTTTCAAGATGTATTGGATGTGCTGCAATAACTGTTGGAGTACTTGTGTATCCACTACCACCCTTTAAGTTAATAACAGATAGAACTTTACCACTGCCCTCTTCAATAGTTGTTTGTGCAGTAGCCCCAACTCCACCTCCACCTGTAAAGATGAGAACTGGAGGATTTTCATAGTTAGAACCTACATTGGTAATATTAACCTGTGTCACTGCACCACCTGTAACAACAGCCTCAAACTCAGCAACAGTCGGTCTCAAACCAGTGTATTCATATGTATCAACAGAACTAGAACTTGAAACAGTTGCAATTCTACGATCAGAACCCTCACTGACGATTTGCATTTTATCATTAGCATCAATAGAGTTAAATGTATTTGCAACTAGAATATCGTTAGGACCTCCAGTAAAGATAAACATAACACATTGGGACTGTGCTCTTGGAGGTTCACTAAATTCAATAACTGATCCTCTCAATGTATATGCAACGCCAGGTTCTTGGAATATACCATTGAGGAATATTAATAAGTTATTTGAAGGATTGACAGCCTCGTTATCACTCTCTAGAGAGAATGGTTCATTTTCATTCCTCATAACGAATGTTGTTCTACTACTATCAAAGTAAGGAGATAGATCATCTAGTAACACTAACTTACCAAAATAGTACCCATAGAAGTCCATGCCAGGTAAGGGTGGTTCGGTAAATGTTATTGTACTACCAGTATATGTGTATGCATCTGTAGTTCCTTTGATCTGGAATGTACCATTCAAGAATATCAAGAAGTTATCAGATGCAGGTAGTATTTGTGTACTACCGCCAGATTGTGTAGTGAATGCTGTATCAACTCCATCAAAGGTTACGCTACCTACCTTGATTTGGAAATCAGGTGACGTAGATACAGTTCTTGTGACACTATTAAGATTACCAGATCCACCTGCAGTCGTACCAACAGCAGTAGTAACGATAGCCCATAGTGTTGTTATAGTAGATGCAATATCTGTGCAGTCATTTGTGTCATAGACATTGTTTCCACTATCATTAGTAATAGTAAGATCCTTGATCTGTTTGCCCTTAGTGCCAGCATTTGTGGTAACTGTAATGTTACGCATGATTTGATTACATATATCTCTGGCATGATTGAATACCTGTACTGATTCATCTTCTTCACCAGTCAAGTGATTAGATCCAACATAGAACTTAGCAGCATCATAAGTTGCATCGTTACCACCAAACTCAACGTTGTCAGCTACAGCATCAGTAAGTAGTCTAGTATCACGAAGACACTTAGTTTGATATACAGTAGAGAAGAGTGGATTGTTTGCTTGCATTCTACCATAGGCAGTAGTTGCAATAAAGTTAAGATTTTTTCTAATCAATGATGCAGCATCAGCACCCTTATCATACTTGTGATAACCATGAGATACGATTGCTCTTGTAACTGAGTTAGAGCCAGCAGAAACAAATGTATGTCTGTCTCCCGTCTTAACGCAACCTGCATCAGCAGAATTAAACTTATGAGTATAATTACCACCCGTGATTACAGAGTTGGAAAGTGCAGATTGGAACTTATGTTTATACACACTAGTTGATTGTTCAGTAGTCAGAACATCAACTGTAATTGAATCAGGAGATGTAGAAATAATCTCTAATGCAGTATCATAGAATGGATCTTTCTTCTTAAAGAATGGAGCAACATAAATTGCATCAGTATCAGCATTAACAAATGTATGAACTGTTGTATTTGTAGAAGGTGTTTTAGTTAATACCTGTACGTCAAATGTGTTATGTGTAACATTTGATACTTCAATAAAGTTACCACTTGCAGGATCTTTATGTGTAATACCATCAGGAACTGCAGATGAGAATACATGCTTGCTGACATTAGTTGATGGAACACTATCCAAAATCTTAACATCAAACTCCCATTCAGTTACATTGAATATCTTCAACCACTTACCACTAGCATAATCAGTAGAACGTGGATATGAATGAGTTGTATTGTAGTTGTCTTGCTCACATACAAATGTTATAGAGTTGTCTGCAATTTTAACGTAATCATTCTCTCTCATTCCATGAGCAACAGTTGTAGTAATATGTAAAATACCTGTCTCTGGATAGTATTGAGTTCCAGTTGAGTTTCCTAATGTTGAATCGGATGCATTTAAAGCGAAAGATTCACCACCACCAGTCCAAGTATGAGCATATCCACCACCACTTTGTATAGCATTAGTAGCAACGAAACCAGGCTTCCATCTATGAGTTGATAAATCTTGAGATATACCAACATTCAATGTAATTGTGGTATCAGTTACCGCTAATATTGTTACAGCAGTATCGTATGCAGGATCTGGATTACCATCACCAGCAGTTGCACGAGGATATGTGTGGTCAGTTCCATAACTGTCTGTAGCACACTGGAATGTAAATCCATTATTTGCAAGTTTAACAGTTGTACCAACAGTCAAGTTATGTGCACCTATTTCTAGTATAAGAGCACCAGTGCCAGGATCATATGTACCATCTGTAGCAGTATGATTTACGATAGGAGACTTACCAACGTATACTGTTGCAGTTGTACTGTTAACTGCTGTAACTGCTGCCTTCCTACCGTAGTATGGATCTTTCGCTCTTGGGTATGTCTTAGTAGCAGTATTGCCATCCATTGCACAAGTAAAGTTCAGTGCATTAGGATAAAATCTTACACTGCTTGTTGCATGACTTAGACCTGTTGCAGTCGCTGACTGGAATACGTGATTTGTTACATTAGTAGATGGAATGATATCAAGAACTTGTATATCAAATGTATCATTTGTTACATTAAATATTTCTATCCATTTACCACTGATAGGATCTGTGGAACGAGGATATGTGTGGTCACTTGCTTGACTGTCCTCGTCACATCTGAATGTTAGAGCATCGTCGTCAATTTTAATCAACTCTAATTCTGTAAATCCATGATTTGCAATAGTCAATGTCATGATACCTGTTGATGGCACATATACTGCATTAGTCACCTGATGTTGAGTAGGAGCTGATGCCCAAGTATTTGCAGATGGAGTGGTTAATACAACAAGTCCAGTTGCAGGATCATAAGTTGCAGAAGTAACACTTTTACTTGCGGGTGCAGATGCAGTCAGAGTTCTCACTGCTGGCCTTGGATATGTCTTAGTACCAACTCCTTGAGTGCAGTTAAATGCTAGTGAGTTATCTTTAATCTTGACAAAATCACCATTATTCAATCCATGACAAACTTCAATACAGTCAGTTGTAGAGGATATGAACGTATGTGCAGACAAGTCTGATATAGGTTGACCATTATTGTTTACATTTACAGTGATAGTGTTTGCTGTAACCGCAGAAATTGGTAAATTTCTTTGATATGCATAATCAGCAACACCAGCATTGACACCAGTACCACTAGCACGAGGATATGTCTTCTGTACAGTATTGCCATCAAGAATACATGTGAAGGTTAATGAATCTGGTACAATTCTAATTTTATTACTTGTAGTAAGATTATGTGCACCAATATTCATCACTAACAATCCTGACTGTGGATCGTAAGTAGTTCCTGTATTAACAGTGTACTTCTGGTCAGTGATTGACATTATACCTGTAGTTGCATTGTATGCAGCTGTAGATGGAGTTATCTTAGGTGCAGATACAAATGTATGGTTAGCAATGTTAGTTGAAGGTATAACATCAAGAACAGTGACATCGAATGTATTAGTTGTAACATTTGATACCTTTAACCATCTATCATAGGCAAAATCTGTAGTGCGTGGATACAGTTTTGTAGAAGTGTAAGCATCTTCACTACAAGTCATTCCTAATGATTCAGGCTTGAATTTAACCCAATCATTATTTGAGAAACCATGTGACGGTGCAGTAACTGTCATAACCCCATTATTAGGATTATAAGACACTGTTGTTAGTTCATGTCCAGTAAATGTAGTACGTGGATAACTGTGAACAGTTCTATAATTATCTCTATTGCAAGTGAATGAAACTGCTCCATCAGCAAGTTTAATTGTCTGGCCAGCATAGAAATCATGTGATCCAATAACCAATTCCATTTCACCGTTAGATGGATCGTATATGGCGTTTGTAGGGGTCTTAGTTACTAAAGGAGACTTACCTACAAAAGTGGTCACTGTGTCGCTTGTAACGGAGTATATGCCTAATGGTGCACCGTTTGCAGGATCAGTAGATCTTGGATAAGAATGCTTAGTTGCTCTAGCATCCATCTCACATGTAAAGACCAATCCATTTTCCTTAATTGTAATAACATCTTGTGCTTGTTTAATACCATTTGCTACAGCAGATACGAAAGTATGTGTTGTAGTATTAGTTGATGGAATGGTCTCTAAACATTGTATAGTAAATGTATTATTTGTTACATCAAAGATCTCTATAAACTTACCGCTAATTGGGTCAGTAGATCTAGGATATGTTTTAGTACCTGAGCCATGAGTACAGTCAAATGATAATGAATCATCTTCTATGAGAACTAGATCACCATTAGACATTCCATGACCATTTACGGTTATTACTACCTTACCATCTGCAGGTGTATAAACCGCACCAGTTGCAGTATGAGAAACCGCACCTAGTAAGTTATGGTTACCTAGGGTTAGTGTTAGTACACCTGTACTAGCAGTATATGTAGAGTTTGTAGGTGTAAAGCTGAACCTCTCATTCTTACCAACATTAACTGTAAATGAGTTTGTAGTTACCTTATCAATAGTCAACCAAGAACCACCTGCAGGATCTGAAGCACGAGGGTAAGTATGGTTTGTAGAATTATTATCTTTAGAACAAGTAAATGTTAATGAATCAGTATCAATTAAAACTCTATCACCCTTGATCATGCCATGACTTGCAACAGTCAATGTCATGTCACCTGTTGCAGGATAATACTTGACCTTTGTAGGTTGGAATTGGTATGTTGACAACCCTTGCCATGTATGAGCATCAGTGTTAGTAGGAGATGTTCCTTGTAGGGCATTAACTGTGATAGTAGTTGCACTTACAGCATCAATAGGAACATCAAATAGATTTCCGATTGGATCTGTAGCACGTGGATATGATGCAGTTCCACCACCACCATAAGAGCAACTGAATGTTAGAGAATTATTAGCAATTCTAATCTTATCATTAGTTGTTAAAGTATGACTGCCAATAGTAAGTTCTAAGTCACCTGTGCTAGGATTGTATGTTGCTGTAGAAGGAACATAATTATTAGTCAACTGAGATCCAATTTCAGATAATCCAAGGAAATCATTAGGAGTATATCCGTTACCTGCTTGATTTAATACAACATTAGATACACTGTTATTTGTAACTGTAATATTAGCTGTTGCACCAGATCCAGATCCAAGTCTATTTTTCAGTATAATATTATTGTATACGCCATTTGTATACTGTGAGCCAGGTGTTAGACCATTAGCAGTGTCAAAGGTTTTAATCTCATCACCAATAGTATCTAATTGGAAACTAGAGGTATATGATGCACGATCATAATACATCACAAGAACTGAAGATCCTACAAGTAAAGGATGCTTGAATGTTATAATATTATTTGCAAAAGTATAGTTTGCAGGATTTTGTGCAATACCATTAACTATAACAAACATCTGTTTAGACTCAGCAGTCTTACCAATCTTTGTGCCAATATCAATACCACCAGTTCTTATCTTAAACTGTGTATTGACTCCATCCTGATAAAGCCTAAATCCATGACCTACACCAGTTCCAATACTACTGAAGTTGATTGCAGCTCCACCAGAACTTTCTCTCAACTCTATAGTATTTGCATCAACATATTTGATAAAATAATTGTTACCACTAGTCAATCCACCAATAGCAGTTCCAGTTCTTGTATTTGGATAATTACCAATACTCTTTTCGGGTAGTGTTGATGGATTGTCAATAGCATCTGTTATAATTTTTGCAAAAGTAGTAATAGCACTCTTAACGTCAGCACAACCACCAGGATCGTTTGTAATACTTAAATCAGTTGTAGGTACTTTTGTTGTATATGTGCCAATTGGTAAATCATTTGTGACTGCTAATAAACAAAGATCTCTTGCTTTATTATATGCAAATATAGTCTCTGTTTCTTCACCACCAATATGTCGTATATGATTTGCAGGATTAGATCTAGTTACAGTTGAAAGACTATCAGAACTAATAGCAGTAGTGACAATATCAAACAATACATCTTGTGCTGACTGAATAGGAGCACATGTAGCAAGATTGAGTGTAATAGTAGTATCAATCGTCTGAGTTAGACCATGAGATCCTTGAATAGCAATAGCTTCATTAACAATGACCTTACGAGCAAATTCTTTTGCTTTGTTGAACGCCCATATTGATTGTGTTTCTTCACCATCTAGATGAACTGTATTTACATAGTAATTTGCAGCATCATATACCTCACTGTTACCACCGTATGCTAGGTTATAAGCAACAGCCTCGATAACATCAACAATATCATCAATACAGTTTTGATTACCGCCAGGAACGCCAGCATATCCACCAGGAACACCAACTGTAGGATCAGCAAGCATTTGTTCAACTACTTCATTAGCAATAAAGTTTTTATTATCTAAAAGTAACTGTCTAGCATCACCATGTGCATTACTTAACAATACAACTCCACCAACATAATATTCTGCTGCTGTAACACTGAAGAAGTTACCATCATATCTTAGATCATTAGTCCATGCTGCAACAACTAGTCTTGTATCTCTAGCACAGGTTGCTGAGTTGTAAGTTAAAGTTGGATATGAAGCATTTAAAGCCCCTATTGTCTCTTCAACAATATAATCTATGTTGTTGATAATTAAATTTCTAGCATCTTGGAATCTATCACCACCAGCATTATAAGTTACACGTTGATTATCTACATATGGATGTCCTGTGAGAGTAATACGATTAGTTGTCGTATCTACCACGCTAGTTGATGATCCATCAAAGTTTATTGTGTTATCTGTAATATCATCAATCTTATATGAGACGCAAGATAAGATCTTTTGTATATCTAATAATTGTCTACCAAATATTTGAACTTCTGTAGGAACAACTGCAGTATAGTCTGGTTTACCTAGTGCAAAGTTATTAATGGTTGATAATTTACCAGTTGCTCTAGCAGATGGTTTTGGAGTAATAAATGTTGTACCATTAAATGTATCATTACCAGTATTAGTTGGTGATTGGAACCAAGCATAAGTGTCAGTAGATGCATCGTTAATAACTGGTAGTTGTCTATAGGTCTTAGATACTGTTTGAGTTAATACCTGTGTACCAACAACTTTAAAGCCTGCAGGATGAGCAGCAAACTTAAGTGGATTTTGCCAATCACTTATATTGATAGAAGATGATACATCATATGAGAATTCTTGGAACCTATTACTGTCATATACTCTCTGTTCATTAAGATCTAAGAAACCAGTAGTGCGTTCCCATGTTTTTGCAGAATCACTTATGGCTGATACTTCAAATACTGCATCTGCTTTACTAAACTCATGGATCTGACCAAATGCTGCAGTTTCTTCACCAAATACAGGTTCACCTACTTTAAATTCACCTTCAACGATCTCTGCACTAACAACACGTCCAGAAGCATCCCAACCTTTAACAAATCCATAGGCTGTGTATGATGTTGGAGATGAACCTTGATAAATCCTCTCGCCTGGTGAGAAAGTAGCAGGTCTCATGTATGCAATGATATTATCACCAAGATCTGTCGTTTCTAATGTAAAATAAGTTATTCCATTAGCATCACCAATAGGATCGGATGTAAATGTGATGAAAGTTCCAAGGTTTGCATTTGCAAGACTTGTAGCAAGTCTAATCTGGTTATCTGCCAATCCATTAGCAGTGGTTCTTGCAATCGCATAATAAGTTGTGCCAGCAATTAATGGTGAAGGGAATACTCCATTGTTAGCTCTAAGAATTACTTTTGTACCTGTTGGTATCTTCGTATTATATGGGAAGTTTAATGTACTATTAGATTTTAACCCAACCCACGTATGAGTAACTTTTGCAGTTACTGTTGGTGCAGAGGTAAATCCTCTACCTGCACTAATTACAGAAACAGATTGTATAACTTCGTTCTCAATCTTAGGTAATAAACTAAATTGAGATCCTTGACCACCAGTTAGAACAATCTCAGGTACTGCAACAAAATTTGAACCACCATCAATAACATCAAGATAATCAATAACTTGAGTTCTAGTAAGTTGTAAATTAAAGGTAGTGTTTAAAGATGGTTTTAAAGTTTTATCGTGACTGTAGTTGTAAGTAATATTATCACCACTTACTTTTAATATTCTACCAAGATCAGATGACTTAAGTAATACTGAAGCACCAGATCCAGTTGACTGAGTAATTGTAACAACAGGTACACTTTGATATTGTACTCCACCATCTTCTATATTAATAGCAGAAACACCTTCATTCTGAATAGAAGCATTGAACTTAGCATTGATACCATTACCACCACTAACAGTAACATCTGGGGCTGATAAGTATCCTGATCCACTATTGGTGATAGTGATAGTATCTACGGACGCATTAAGTAAAGTTGCAACAGTTGCCCTATCAGCATGTGACAGTGCGGTAACTGTCACGGTAGCATCATTTGCAGGTGTAGCACCACCTAACTGATCACCTGCTATAGTAATAATTTGAGTTAATGCATATGTAGTACCACCATCGGTGCATACTAGACTGGCAATATTTCCCGAACCATCAGTGACAACAGTAAACTTAGCACCACTACCACCAGGAGGTGCAACACTTGCAGCTGGTACGTCAGTATAAGTCTGGCCTGCTCCATAATTGCCACTAGATTGTGTCGTTAATGATACACCTGTACTATCAGTAGTAATTGATCCATAATAAGGATCTCCTAGAATAATAGAAGGAGCTGACCTATAATTAGAGCCTGGATTTGTAACATTCATCTCAGTTAACTTACCACCACCAGATACAACAGCAGTAACTACTGCCTGTGTGCCACTTATAGAACTGATTGTTGCTTGTGAATCTCCACTATAAACAGTGTCAGTATCAACGAACATAATATAACCAAATTGACCTGCACCTGTTTTAGTATTCTGTAGAGGTTTAATTCTTAGTATTGAAGTTGTTGGATCCCAAGAGATAACTTGACCTCTTGCAGTAGAGTTTCCTATTAGTGGGTCTGATATAACAATTTCATCCTTAACAAATGATCCAAATACGTTAGTAACACTCAAATCAACATAATCAGGTAATGTTACCATAGCTGCGGGTAGAACAGCATTATTATATCCACTACCTTGATTAGTAATGGAAGTACCAGATAAGAAACCAGAAATGGTTGCAACAGCAGTTGCACCAGAACCAGATCTAGTAGATCCGCTTAATGATGGTAATGAGGAATAGTTTCGGCCAGGATCACCAATAGAGACACTTGCAACTCCACCAGAAGGATATATTGAATTTGTAGTAAATGATACACCATTAGCAACTGTATATGCACTTTCTGGTTCTAGAGCAGTAGAATACGTAAATGTATTGTCTGTTTTAGAAGTAACAATATTTGTACCCGTAACAGGGTCATTAATAACAGTAAAGTAACTTCCAGTGATATTTCCTTGAAGATCGAAGTAATAGAAGATGCCAGGCAAATCTTTGATCAATATTGTGATTGAATCTTGCTCATTATCACTTACTGGAATTATTTCTTCTGTAACATTCTTATAAGTGAAAATATCGGTATTTGAAGGATCAAAAGTGAATGCAAGAAGTTTTCCTGCATTAGAAGCATCTTCAGTCGTAAATTTGTAACTATGACCCGTAATAAGTTGTAATTTTGGTTCTTTGACGTAAACTTCGCTACTTCCGATATTTGCAGCTGCAATAGTTGCAAAATTACGTTTTACCGTAAATCTACGAAGAGTTTCGGTTCTAATAACGGTATAATCAGTTTTATTCCATTCAGTTGGAACAATTCCCGAAATATTGACTGTATCACCAATTCCAAGTTGATGTGCCTTGTCACAATGACATTCGGCCTCCATTTCAACTTGTGTAAGTGTAAGTAGGAACCCAGTACCGCCAGCTCCATTTCCTATGTTAAGATTGTCTACACTAATGGTATCACCAATGTTATATGCAGTACCAGTGTCTGTAATTGTTACTGTTGATACAGAATTGCTTGAAACAACGATAGTTGCCTTACCGCCCTTTCCAGAAGCACCGTTATTGGTAGTAATTATTGGAACATCAGTATATGTGCCATTTGCATAATTATTACCCAGTGAGTTAACACTCCAACCATTTTGTACTAAATTACCATCCGTACGTCTTCTTAAGTATCTCCAAGACATAGAACCGTCAGATGCAGTGCCAGAAGTATGTGTTGGAGCAGTAGAAGCTGAAGTTCCTGTTTCTACAGCTTTATATACTCTATCTGAAACATAAATGATGTCTCCGCCAGCAAATGCAGTAGTATTTGCGTATGGAGCTATCAACTTCATACTTGTTAAGGAGAAATACTCAAAATAGTACTTACTGCCAATAACTTTAGTCTTTATTGTTCTTTCAAAAGCATTATCTGCAATACTTACTACAATTTGGTCACCTACCACCAAATAATGATTATCTGCGGTTGAAATCGTTGTAGTATAGAGATCTGTTTGTGCACCTACAGAATTTGCAAGTGAATTTACAACTTCACCAGTAATTGATGAGACAACACCACTAACACCTTCTCCACCAGTGCCTGAGTTGTCAAAAAGGAGCCTATCATTAACTTTATAGTTCTTACCACCACCCTCAACAAGGTATTGATCAATATTAGAAGAAGAATACTTATTTGTTGCCGAAACAACTAATGAATCTGCAGTACCACCTCTAATTGTTGGATAGTAACTGAAATAACCAATACCATCCTCCAGATAAGTCAATACCTCACCAGTCTCCATCACAATCAAAGTTGTGGTGTCTTCCATTGCCAAATAGAAGTCTACTTTGTTATCAAGTGGTTTTCTTTTCGCTACAATGTTATCAGTGCCGATATATGGTGCTTTGTACCTAGTTGCATCTTCTGTAAAGTTTTTCTGTACTCCATTTCCATCCCAGTTAACTTGATCTGCTTCACCGTAGAAATTAGGACCTATAAAGTATGGAAATACTGGTTCACCTGCAACACCCTTAATAGTACAGAAATATGCATAAACTCCATTTGGATATTCTGGAGTTACGCAGTATCTGCCATTATAACGGTCTAAAGTACCTAAACCTTCCACATACTCATAATCTTCAATAAACGTCCCCATAGGTTCTGTCATACCGCTTAGAAGAGCATCTCTAGACTGCTTCAATCTATAACTGGTAATCGCCAATGTATATGAGTTATATGGACTTACGTTTTCTGGATCCTCATATCCGTAGCATCCATATATGGGGTGGCCATCGTATGCCCAACCTATAATAGGTGAGTGTGAGGTAGGATTAAGTTCTACAAGTTGATCATCAATATTATCTTTTAATATAAACCTAAGTTGCTTAGGGTTATAAAGATAAGCATATTCTCCACCATATAATAAATCATTCTCTCCTCTAAATATTCCTCCACCACCAATATCAGTAGTTTTTCTATTTGTAAATTGATTTGAAGGAAGTCCTAGTTCTTCATAGGTTGCAGCTTCGTTATATGTTAGTTCTGTTAAGTTTGTTTCAAATATTGCACCTGAGCCAGGATATACGATACTAATACTTGTAGCACCTGATGAATAACCTGCACCTTTGTTTGTAACAACAATATTAGTAACAATATTACTACTACTGTCTACCTGAGCAAATGCAGTTGCACCAACTCCGTCTCCAGTGATAATAACGTCAGGAGCACCAAAGTATCCACTACCACCAAATGTAACAATGATACTTTCAATCTTTCCGTTCAATATGGATGGATATGCAACAGCACCATTACCAGAAATTAGATTGATAGTTGGTTCGTAAGTATATTCAGATCCTGCATCGGTAATACTAATAGTATCAATAGGTCCTCTACAAACAGCAGTGGCAGTAGCACCAAATCCACCTCCACCAGTAATTGCAACAGTAGGGATGCTAGTGTATCCAGATCCACCAGCAGTCACAGAAATACCTGTTACAGCACCATTAGTGATAATAGCGACTGCAGTTGCCTGTGTGCTACTAGTAGCTCCACCACCTACAATTGAAACGATAGGTTCTGTTACATATCCACTACCACCATTATCAACGTTAATATTAGTTACTGATCCAGAAACTGTTACTGTTGCAGCTGCTGCTTCTCCTTCATATTCCCAGTTAATAGTTCCATGCTGCACAATACCGCTTACATGTGTTGGTTCTGTCGTAAGAGAAGCTCTACCAGTATCTGTTGCTCTATATCTACGGAAATCGCCACCACCAATGTCAACTTTGACTCTAGTGAAGATTGAGTAGGTTTCACCTTTTTGATAAGTGGGTTCAAACTCAACTATTGGAGCATTGAGCACATCATAACCAATACCACCGTCAATTTTGGTTATTGTCTTAATACCACCAAATTTTTTGGTAGTTTCTCCCTTATATGAATAAAATGGAACTCCATTTGCAGCAATACCTATTTGACCAATAGGAGTAGGAGTTTTTGTACTTTTTACAGTTGGTGTAAGAGGAATACGCTTCAAATACCTTTGATTGCCAGGATCTAGGCCAGGATTATTAAAAGGTCCTATCTTATGAGAAGGAATACCAACAGATGCTACAATAGCGTGGGTATCTGACTTATATGTGTTCTGAACGTCTGTAGTAAAGTCTTTGATGACTGTATTGATTGATGCATAGTCACTTCTACCAAATGCAAACTCTCTAGCAATGAAAAACTCCTTTTCGGGTTGACCTGGTGCAGGAATACCAAATTTAGGAGAACTACTAAACTTAAACTGGAATTGGAAGTTATCTACGATACCTATGACATCATGTTCGTTATTGTAGATGTCTTCGTCCGCATTTAGAATTCTTATTCTGTCATTACGATTTAATCTATGTTGTTCTTTAGTAGTAACTGTACAAACAACACTACCATCAGATTCAACGCTTGATAACACCGCTGTGCTACCTCTGAGTGCCTTTCTGACGTTGTATATGAAACTATCCCATATTGGGTCAATACTATCGAAACCAGGTGCACTAGGGGTGCTTACCTTACTATCAGGAGTGTAATACTTACCACCATCTCTCAATATGATGCCTTTAGTTCCACCATACACTTTTAACTGGATTTCAGACCCATCTACGTTGCTTGTACCATAAATCTTGAATGCTGCAAAGACTTCTTGACCTGCATCATGTGCTAGGACGGAAGTATTCTCTCTACCACGAGTACAACCTAAAAATTGGTTAACAGTCTTGTTAGCATAGGTTATAATTTCATCTTCTATTCTAAATCTGCCATTTTCTTCAGGCCAACCCAAAGTAGAGTCAACAGTTACAATATTATCAGTAATAAGATTTCCAATATCTGAAGAAAGCACAGTTTTGTATGGAGTAACAAAAGATCCTAGTGCATTATTTGTATCTACGTCAATTTCGTAAATTACAGTGTTCTCAGTAAAGACTTCTACAACACCTTTGACGTATATACGTGCAGCATCAACATTTGGATCATTTGGGTCGGCTTCTTGGTACAATACTTGCCCAACTAGCTCAGAAGGGTTACCAGAGACTGCTACAGCACGAATTACCTCTCTAGAAGTGTAATATGCATCGGATGGTTTGAATATTCTGTCTCTTGGATAGCTAACTTCCGATTCTACGCCAAAAAGTGTCCTTAAGACGAACTGAAATGACCTTGTTGACCCTTTTGAAGCATAAAAGTCCTTAATTCTCTTAATTACAGTAGATTCAGTAACTCCAGTTGCAAAATTCTTCGGATAAGTCGATAAAAACTGTTCTTTGAACTTCCCAAGTACATAAAGTGGGAAAATGTTGTTCAAATTGACAACTTTGTCGCCAATTTCATGACTTGCAGCTACAGTTTCCTCAAAATTGTACTTTCCGACCTGTCCAATGGTCTTTACAGCGTTAAATCCTCTTGTGCAGTTCTCAAATAGAGTAGATTTCTTACTTTGGTAATAAATTATCTCATTTCCAATGCAAATTATACCTTCATTCGGAAAATCACGTGTACTTGCTACAGAAACTGATGTAGTTGTTGCATCAATAGCACCAATTAGATTAGTTTCCTCTACAAGGCCACCATAATTATCAATATTATAATAATCTCCCCAGTTTTGAATAATATCAAAACAATATCCCTTTAATTCTTGTGACTTATAATACTCCTTTACAAAATCTATAAACGTTGGAAAGTTATCTTGGATAAAACTTGCAAACTGCCCAGAAACATTGGTCGAAATTTTCGACCTAGATTCAGGACTAACCTCAGACGGTACTGGAGGTACAGTAACCGTTGTGGTGGGGGTAGTCCACGAGCTAACCTTCCATGAAGAATTTGTCATCTGTTATTTACTTATAACTGGACTCTGGTACGACTCCTGTACCAGATAAGTTTGAACCACTACTGATAGTGTCTTCTAATACACTAATCACCGTATTATCTATACCTATCGTCAAATAGGTTTCTCGCAAAGAAATCAAATCGTTTGATTCTGGAGTTGCAGAGATCTGTAACTGATTATTTGCAATAGAAGTTTCTTGAATAGTTAAATCATTCACCACAATTTCACCCATTGTATAATCTACAGTTCCCCATAGACCATCTATGTACTCAAAACTTCCATCACCCTTCACATAATACTTTCTCAACAGTCCATTACCATCATCATTGAGATAGTAAGTGTTAAAATCATCTCCAACAATCTTAAATCCGCTTGTATAAACACAAGAGCTTGTGGCCGTTCCTTGCTTTATGCGGTTACCATAGCATATCTTATAGTTCACACGTGCACCAAGTGACACGGTAACGTTCTTTCTCATCTTGAGACGAGTGATATTTGAAGTAATTGAGTTCTCTGAACCATCAATTATACTCTGAAGCTTTGAAAATTTGAACTTTCCACCAAATTTATTGAATTCTGAGCTAGCATTTAACGCTGTTAGTGCTGCAAGAACTGCATTTTTAACTTCAGGCGGTTGATTACGAGTAACATTAGGGTTAAAATACACAAAACTCGTCAAATCTATGTAAAGAATTGACGGATCAATGATAGAAGGTTGAACTGCAGCTACAGAATACTCTCTAAGTTTCTTCAAAATCACATTTTTTTCAGAAAGAGATAATTTATCCGCATTTTTTGGTTTGATTGCCAAGAAAACTTTGCCATATTCGGGTGGATCCGCTTCTTCTCCACCGTAACATGCAATAGATGCGACGTTTGGGTAGATTTGGGGTACGATTGCTTCGTAATCCCGTGTAGAAACTGCTCTTCCGAACGCAGAATAGAATTTTGGAGCTCCAAATTTGATAGATTCCGTACTTTCTGCGGCTGCACCTCCATCTGGGAACGATGTTATGGTAACTGTAATACCAGAAGTGATAGAATTACCTGCATTGTCTCTAAAATTACCAATATTTTCAAAAACTTTTAGGCCATTTGCTCCAATTCCAGAAGAAGTTGTATATTGAACTGAAACAACGTCTCCATTTGCCAAATCTTTACCTACAATTCCATCTCCAAATAGAATTTCTGGAATTTCATACTCAGATTCTTCTAGGAAAAATACTTTTGATGTAGAATCTATCTTTGTAATATCTGTTGCTTGTAGATAACGTTCTGTAACAGTTCCAGAAGTGACCTCAACACGCATTGAAGAAGTATCTGCATTATTGTTTGTTAATATAAAACGCTGTCTTTGGTTAACATCTCTTACAAAAGTATCTGTCATGTAGAGACCTTCAAACAAAGTCAATCCAGTAAATGTTGCAATACCACTTGTACTATCTACAGATACAGTAGTATCAATAGGAAGTGAGAATACAAAGTTGTTATTATCTAATCCTGTGAAGTTTAATACTAGCCCTCTTGCTAAAGTAACAGTTGCAGGGTATGGAAATATGGTTTGAACTGAAATATCTACTGTAGTTTGTGCAGAACGAGCTGATTTTGGTGTGTAACCAATCATTCTTGCAAGTTTTACTACGTTTTCTCGTAAAACTGCCGTCTCTAGGAACCCTTCATTGACTGTTAGGTTGGCATTTACTGCAGAATAGTATGTATTATAAGCTAAAACGTCCAAAAGTACCGTCAAAGACGATCCTTCAAAGTCATAATCCGTAAATTGTGACTGAGATCTTAAATAATCCTTTATTTGTGCCTTGATTTCGTTAAATTCAAGTGCATTTACCTGATTAAAAGCCATTATGGTTTAAATGCTATGTCGATATTATCAAATTTAGGAGGTATACCTAATATCACGTATGCTATACTCACGTCTAATTGATTTCTATCTTCAGTAAATTTAGTTTTTACTTCGTATACACCTACTCTAGGCTCATAAACATCAATTACATCCTTCACTCTACTCTTGAGTTCTGTTGCTAGTTCGGGAATATAGTTCTCGAATAACATTCCAATAATATTTCCACCGAATGCTGGATCAAAAGGTTTCTCGTAGAAGTTATACAATATAATATTTTTAACTGAAGCTTTTATGGCTGCTTCATTCTGCAGTGTCAAAATGTCATTTGTCACTGCGTTCTTTTCAAATGTCAATGAGAAGTCACGAAACGACTTCGAGACAATAGCCATTAGCTAAAAATATAACCTAGATTATATTTATACTTCTTTTTGTGACTTTTTTCTACGAGACGCATCACAGCGTGGATCTGTAATAAGATATCTACAATATTCATTGCCATGGTCGTAGAAATGATCACTCATATCTACGGGTATATTAGCATTTCTTTTGCCATCTACAATTCTATTTGCCTTGGCCACGATACCTCTTTCTTGCTTTGTTACGTGATGTAGCAGAGTACTTTGAATGTTGTCCTTTACCCTGTCTTGTTTTCTTTGGAGTAGACTCAATTGTAGGTTGACCCATTGAATATCTAGTTGCCATAATTTAACCTGCGAATACGTTTGATGAACCAGCTGCTACTGATGTGCAGCCACCAAGTCCATCTCCTACTCTACCACAACCTTTGCCATTTACAAAGACCGTAGAACTACCACTTGATATGGAAGCAGAGTGTGGTGGACATGGATTACCTGGTTTTAAGTGTGTGGTGTTCTTATCTCCTTGACGGGAGACAGGTCTACCATTAACGAAGACGTTACCACTACCCTGTGCTCTGGACATTCCAGAACAATGGGGTGTATCTGCGTCTCCGACTCGTGTAACTGCTGGCATTTTAACTGTAGTAATTTGAAACGAAGGCACGTATACCTTCCCACTCATTATATATCTTCAATTCAAGTACGAAGGTTGCAGGTGTCTGTGCTACTAGGTTACCTGTAGGACCACTCTCCCATTGTACAGTAATATCAAAGAACCTACTTACGTATGCATTATTATCCTGATCCAGATCATAGTAGATTTTATCTGCTGGCATATTAACTACTCTCTCGACTGTTATAGGGGTCATAGTCAGGTCAGTCTCCCCTTGTTCTACATATGTGAACCTATCAACAAAAGGATCTTGTAACGTCCCTCCTATGTTGACAGAGGTTGTGCCATCAGTGATGACTAGATCAGGCTCATTAGCAGGTGCCTGTACTGCTGCAGTCACGTTAGTTACATTACATACGTTAGGTGAAGCAACTGAGCAAGAAGCACTCACTGTCTGGTTCATAGCAAAGTTAGGTCTAGTTATATCTGCTAGACCCGTTGCTTCATCAGGTGTTATGGTGACTGCCATGTGCTTCTTTTATTAATCCGTTCTTAACTGCTATTTCATACATTATACTATGAATGGTCATATCATATGCGTTTGACCATGGTTGCGTCTTCTCGTTCTCTATCCAACACTGAAGACTTCCGTATTGTGCCTTTGGTATATCATCTCTAAACCATGAGTCATATTCAAATTTGTATTTGGTCATTTGCGTTCTCTTGTCATTAACTCCTGCAAGTACTCTGCATACTTACTCATCTCCACATGATCATTTACATCATGAGGTGGTTCTGGAGGGGTAGGAGCGAATTTAATAAGGTGGTCGAAAGACGGAGGTATATCCCTTACCCTCGATAGTCTTATGATTTCATCGTTATCTCGTATAACGAATTCTCCTTCCAGTGATTCCAGTCCTAGCATGGTTTGTACTTCCTATGAAATTATTTAGAGACAACGACGCGATTTTACGCGGTTTTTTGTTTAAACGCGAATTTTTTAATCTCTACCAGTTCGTATCCAATTCTCTAAGCTTCTCATCGTGGTCACATACGACATCTACTAACTTCTCGTAGTCCTCTGAGCCTGGTCGTCTCATTAAGAGATTGGACTGTGCCACTTTGCTCTCTAGTGCCGACAGTCTTTCTGCAAGTTCTTTGATGTCACAGTGTATGGATGTATAGTAGTCGCCTGACATGTATCCTCCTAGTTTTGCTTGATATCGAATGTCCATTTGATATGCTTGATGTAGTCAAACGTATCTCCTATATCCTTATCACAGTCTATCTCATACTTACGATCACAGAGAAACTTACGAAGTTCGTAGATACTATTGTAAGTGCCTACTTGGTCAAAGTGTTCGTTGTATAGGACGTACTGCATCGTGGGAAGTGGGTGGTATCTATTATATATTATATCAGCATATCAGAACAATTGCAAGGGGTACAAATACTCAGTTATTTTGGACAATCTCTCACGGTGCCCGTCGCTTCTGCTTTCTCCATTGTCTGATATTGTATTGCAGTGATGTCCCAAGCCATGTCGTTGACACGTTTCTGGGCAGCATACTCATCTTCAGCATCTACTCTGATCCACTGTTTGTATGTTACTGTGGTTTCTACATCGAAGGTTTTCATAAAAATACCTAGGGGAAATTTTTGGAAAAATTATATTTTTAATATCACGCTCGCTCATGCAAGACTTTATAGCTTAGAAAGCGTATGGATGTTAAGCTTAGCGGGCTAGGGGAAAAACCCCCACTAGGGGGGGATAGTGCCTTACTCTTCGTCTTCGTCTTCGAGGTCGTCGAGTGTGATAACTGTGAAGTGTTCGCGAATGTACTTATCATTCACTAGCAAGTCATATGTGCTTGCGTCTAATGGGTGATGCATTATGTCAATCATTATGCAACCTCCATCCACTTGAACTCAGAGATGCTACCGACTTTCCAAATTGTGATTGGACGTTCTAGCAATTCTGCCTGTCTCTCTGCGTGACGCTTTGCGTCTGCAAACATAGATCCGTCAAATACGTCTGCCCAGATCTTGACTTCGTTTCCGTAGTCTGTAGGTTGAACTGCCCATGTAGTCATGTGTGCTCCTGTGTGGTATGTACTTATTATAGCATGTATAATACCCCCGTCTATGTAGTTGACGAGGGATTGAAACATTCGTTTACAATTCATCTAAGCACTCGCACATTTCATCATAGTCTGCTTCAGTCCACTTTGCACCATCTGGGGTCTTATCCATGCCAAAGTGCTGCATCTCTAGGATAAAGTCGAACCAGTCCTCGCAACCTTTCGCTATATTGTAGAGTCCTTCGTCCCCACCTATCCAGAGGGCACAGTTCCATGTAGTCCAATCTGCCCACCCGTTATAGGTTTTCTTTGGGAGATCGGTGAGATTGAGTGATTGCTGAAAAGTCATTAATGCTTTAGTCGTTAGTATCATTATAAAGGAAAAACCGTCCCCCTACCAACTAAAAGGGACGGTTTCTCAAGTGGTTGAGTCGGAGGTTCGATTTAAAAAGCATTTTCCTCTGGGGTCGCTTACCCGTGCCCGACTCGGCCGTATGGGACTTACAACAATTGACCTTTTAACGCGGTAATGCTTCCGCTGGTGAGATGTACGCCCAAGCACCTTAATTAGTGCCTATCTGATATGTACCAGACCCCGTAAGCATTTAATCTTTGGGGTTCAAAGTTTCTCTTTGCCATCGCGTCAAGTGTTGCCTTAACCACGGGATCTTGCATTGCGGTTTTGTTCATTAGAACTTTGCCTTCATACATTGGTGTTAGATCGGAGTTGAACATAGAGTTTGTTTGCTGTACACTCTTATTATACACGTGATAGGGTTGAGGTCTGCACATTGTTACAAAAGTGTAATAATTAAGGATTGAATAATAGGATGAAGATCAACAGGATCCAGTCGATCGGATTTAGTCCCTTTTCTTTCATGTGATTGCTAATTCAGCAACTACCGTGCTAGAATACAAATAGCATTCTTGATTAAATGCTTTCTTGTAACGTTTGCCGACTGCATGCAGTGCAGATATCACCGCTGTGTCTTCAGTCGTTACGCTTACCGTCATGCACTGTTCAATTTCGCCTTTGTATATTCCGATCCCTTCGGTGATAGTCGCATACTCTAGCAAGTTAAGGACCTCATCTTTTAAAAATGTGTTCCACATTTGCTTAGTAACTTTGCCACTGTTAGGAATGTTTCTACCTAGGGTGATGCTGTGAGTTTGCATAAAGCAGTAATCTTCGTATGTGATTCTATTGTAATGCATAGTGAGCAAGATCCTAGGGCTCATGTGCCACTAATATTTGTGTCTACTAAGTGGTTGAATCTTTGACTCGATCGTTTATTATAATAGAGTACACATAAGCGACTCATTCTAATGATCCTACGTCAATTCGGTTCTAATCAAACTGAGATCACCTTCAACAATGGCACATCTATTTTCTTTTCATATGAAACACCTGTTGCAGGTCACACTCTACTTGATGGTTATTTCAAAACTGATACCTATTATTCAAGAACAACTAGCAAGCACATCAATCAGTATTTGAAGCACGCTGACTCATACGTCAAGACTGTTACAAATGATTACATTACTAACCTTTGTCACCCAGAGGGAGTATAATAGAGTCATGAGCAACAAACAAGAAACTCAGTGGTTGAGAACAATCACAATGACCGAACCAGAAGAAGCAGTCCTTGTTTCACTGGCGAGGTACTTCGTCGATATGGGTTTACCCGACGACATCAACGAGTCAGACTTCGACTCACTCGTTGACAAAATATGCGAACCTAGTCCTTTTGATTATCAACCTTATGGGAAATGAAGATTTTATGGAGTCACTCGCTGACTCCATCTATGACCAGATCGTCACAGAGAACTTTAAAGACTTGACGACTGATGAAGAGCAACTCGTTTATGAGATTGCATGCACCAAAGCAAACGAACAGTTTGAGTCTGGTGCATACGAATAATTGATCCTTTACCAACTTTAATTATGCCCAATCATTGCTACAACCGAGTCACATTCTATAGTGACGATACTACAGCGATCCTAAAACTGCATAAAATCTTTATGCAAGGGATCGAGAATGATGACAGCACTGAAACTACTAAAACAGTGTTTGGAAATTTCATACCAGAACCAAACTGGGAAGAAATACCACTACATGAAAATGACGTTAAAGAGTATTCATTTTCTAAACCTAGAGGTGAAGTGGGCGAATGTCCTAAAATGATTATAGATGAGAAATCACCTTTTAGGTCTGGATTACGTTTCCAGTCTACTGATGTTATGGACGATCGGTGGTATAACTGGCGAGTTCAAAACTGGGGTACTAAGTGGGATTGCTACGACCTAAGCATTGACGACTCAGACATGCCACACGGATTCGAGGTGAATTTCAATACTGCGTGGTCACCGCCTGAAGGGATACATTATGCAATCCGAGAACAATTCGACGATCTCAGCATGAGTTGGTTCTATGATGAACCAGGTTGTGAAGTAGCGGGGTATCTATAAATGGACGGCCTGAATCGTGAAGAGCTCAATGAGCTCAAAGAGTTCTTAACTGAAAGGATGGTGGATAATATGTCCACCAAAGAACTAGTCGAGTATGTTGCAAATGACCTTTTCAACTACTACGACAAACTAGGTGAGCATGAATTTATGGAAGAGGCTCGCGAGTACTGGTGCGACGAAGAACAACTACAAGAGATCATCGCAGACATTAAAGACTATACTAAATGCGAGTTTAAACAACCGCTTAAGACGTTTACTGCAGAGACAGACTAATGTAAACAATTGTTTCAATATGCCCATGTATTTCCTATATGGGCATATTTTCCTTTATAATAAAAGAGTACCAACGAAATTGATTTATGCAATTCCTTTACGTAGACATCACAAACTATCCCGTAACACGCGAGGGTATCTATCAAGCATGTTATGACGAAGTAGTCGCTGAAGCGACAGATACTGGAGATCTACCTATGTATGGTCAACAGATGCTGAACCAATCAGCACAATGGAAGTTTGAAGACTTCATGAACGATATCGAAAAAATGGTGGGGGTCAAGTAATGAACTCATCATTTAACGATTTCATAGAGTACTGCAAGTCCTTCTATGGTTATGGCGGTCTCTATGACCAAGGCAGATCTAGAGAACAGATCGCGTACGCAACATGCATTTATCTTGATGCGATCGCTCATTACGACAGCGACGTATACTCTTGGGGGGACGGGGATAGTCTCGACCGTGAAAGAGTAAGAGACATCATGAACCAGATTTATGATGGTGGTTACAATCCATTTGCACACCTTGAAGAGGTGGTAGCATGAAAAAGATTAACGTTAAAAAACTCTACGATGACTTCGCAGAGTTAGGTTGGGACTATACGTGCAATCGTATGTCCCGTAGTGCGATGGCATACTATGATGCAATCGCTGTTAACTTAGGTGTCCTTGACGATGGCGAACATTGGAATGAAGATGCCTATCAAGACAAGAGGTGCGACCATTGAATTATCAAATTGAAGACATCACGTACGACGATATCCGTCGTGCGTCTGACAATTGGTTAAGGGCATGGTTGAAAGAAGACCTCGACCCTGAGATACATGACATGATCTCGTATGAATTATTTGAGATCAGAGAAACTAGGAGATCTATCACATGACACAACTGAGCGTTTCAGACAAAGTAAGAGATGAAGAGGGTCTAGAGTGGTGGGTACTATCTCTATTCCCTGAGATTAATTCTGTGGTATGCATAACCACAAATGAAGACAGGTTCGATCGCAAAGCATTCAGACCTGACGAATTGACAATCATTGGTTAGGGACGTAATAACATAGTCCCTCTGCCACATAGTAGTCGGCCAGTTTCCTCAGCTCGGGGTACTGGTCGATTTTTTCTGTGTCTAATAGTCCCTGCACCAGGTCGAGTGATTGCTTCCAATCACACTTACCATCCTTATACGTCTGTGCCAGTCTATCAAGTGTCATACTCATCCTCCTTTAGTACCTGTTGTTTGGTACGATTAGATAAGTGGTCTAACATACCACTTTCTCTTAGTTCCTCCATTTCTGATAGGTTTCTCTTTTTTTGGCTGAATTTGCCTTTTTTGCCTGGTTTAGACATTTTGTTACACTTCTGTAATTTGTACCAAGTCCCCACTTTTTAGTGAGTTATTATAAAATTTGCCAAGGCTGACACTTTTATCATCTTTGACAAAACCGTCAAGAACTGCAAGAAGTTTCGAGCTTGCAGGTTTCCACTTATACTCATAGCTTTTTTCATTTCCTGAAAAATTAATGAAAACCTTGGAACCTTGCACGATTACCTTATCTATGGCAGAACTGAGATTTCCTATCTCATATGTGTGTTTTTTTGCGGCCACGTTTTTTCTGTGTTGTTATACTAATTATAGCAGATCTGAGTGCTTTTTGCCAATCTCGGAGACACTTTGAGAACTGTCACATTTGGGCTTGACATCTCGTGCACTGTCGGCTAAGACGAACTCTCCAAGCCGCTCAAATATATTTAAAACGACATTTAGTAAATCTGTACTAAATCTAGTCTCATTCTCTATAGAATACCACGTCCCTTACGGAATAGGTCAAAAATGAGGGAAATTCTATCATTTGACCCCATATTTTGTACACAATGGTGTGCGGAAGACGTGAAAATCATGAGCTTACCCTCCGCATAGGGTCTAAACTCACTCCGTACAGATAACGTAGAGATTGTCTCGTTAAATGGCAACTGACATCTGATCCTCTGAGTATTTGGGTTCGGATCAGGGTCATAATGCCATCCAAGACGTGCATCAGGTGCTAATTTGACCATACCAACGTACATAGTCTCTCCTAACCATAACATAGTCTTCCTTATCTTAGGTAATAGGGTTGTATTCCTTGTATATGGTATGTTATTATAGAATAGTGGTGCTATACTCCACTTACATTTCTGATTAGGCTGTACTATAGGTGCACTGTTAAACTCATTAGCATCTATCTCATGTCCTTGATGACTATGTGCTATCGTACGTTGTTGATAGTCAGTAAAATCTCGCCACTCAATCTCATTAGAATGTGCATCCCACTCTTCCTTAAGAACAGGATACACTTTCTCTAATCCTATGAGTTTATTGTTGTTGACTTGATCAACGTTTAGGAACACGATTGACTACCTTGGGGTTCTTGGGTACATTGAGTTCTTCCTCGTCACCTTCTGCCCACTCAGTACAGTATGAGTATACGAACTCCATAGGCAGGTCTGTCTGTATCAGTTGTTTATAGCAACGTTGTCTACGTTGTAGTATTCTATCAGACATAAGGCGATACCACTGTGTCACCTTTACGAGGATAGGCTGCAACCTCAGGATCTGGATCTAACCACTTGACATACTCTGGATCTTCAATGCAGCAGTCGAGTTGTGCAGCACTGTCAAGATAGTACATGTCATAGTATCTCTTCTGCAGGTCATTCCACTTCTGTATACGAAAGTCTGGAGCACCGTTCTCCTCTAATAGACCTTTCTGTACAAATCTGTATGGATAGCGTTCTAGAATTACTTCTGTCTTAGTCATCTTTGGTTATCCTCATTGAATGGTGAACTGAAGTATTTACGATTGGCAACGTATAATACTAATAGTGCTGTGAGTATCCCAAAGAACCCAATTATCAATATTGGTGATTGTGGGAAATCATAGAATGGAACTGCTGGCATCACTTACTCCTCCTTGATAGTAATGTTTTGTTTGTTGTGCCATATTGTGAATAAAGTTTGGCATCATTGATTGCCTGACCTTCATTCTTAAATGGACCGTACGTCTGTGGTACGTCTTTAAATGACCAATATACTCCTCTTCTCTTCTGGTTAAGCAGCACGTTGATGTCCTGATTGAGAACCGTGAACTGCACTCTTTTTGGTGTTTTGGGCATTTGATTTTGAAATAGTGTTCCAGTACGTGCGAGGTACTACAACGTTGACTTGTTTGTAACCGTGAAGTGTATCTTCATCAGGCCACTCATGTGTACATACGCTTATATAATCACTACAAACAAACGTTACAAAGGCATCAGGTGTAACAATACCTGTTGCACTACATGTATACGTTACTAGGTCACCCACTTGAAATGGATACTTTGCCATTGAAACTAACCAAAACCATTTCCACTATTTAACTCCTTACGTAGAGCATATGACTCACGTAATGATCGTTTCAAATAGATGATTTCCTCCTCCTTATATAAGAATGGATCTAAATCTGATTGTTTGAGTGCACGTTTAATGCCATTGATCCTCTTAGATACAGTGGAGACAGTTTCCATTTGATGTGAATGATTGTTTGGGTTGAGTTTCATGAACCTAGTGATAGTTTAAAGTCATTGCGGACTATACTATTAGAATGGGCAGTCTTCTGGGACTATGTACTCAGGCTCCTCGCCTGACATCCATTTACTACGTTGCTCGTCTTGCCACTCTAGGTGTGCAACACGCTTGAGCATTTCATCTACATGAACTTTCTCTTGCATTTCAGTGGTAGTGAGTTCCTTTTCATACTGGTACTCTGTCCATACCATGTCATAATAGAGTGTGTTTGCGATAATAATCTCCTGTAATGGGGTGCGGAAAACAAAATACCGTAGCATTTGTTTTCCCTCTATTATTATAGTGCATCCAAGTCTCTTTGTCTACCACTACGTGTCACTTGTGCAGCTGGCACACCGTTCATTAAATTATTGATTACTGGTGCGAGTCTCTCCTTCCAGAATGTGAAGTACTCATCAATTGTGAATGGTAACTCATCATTGAACCATCTGTATAGGTCAGACACACCAAAGATGGATATACCTAGATTTGTATACTCACGTGATATCTCGATTGGTATCTCTCTCTTTACTGGTACGAAGTAACCACTCTGCACGTTGATGATGTCATGCTTTTCCTCTAGTGCATTGGCAATGTCATGTATCTTCTGGTTAGATGCTCTGACCTTCTCAGTATCAAAATTCACATTGCACTTACTCTCTAGGTACATATGTGATGCATACATTAGATCAGGTATAGTGAAGAAGTGATCTATCTGTCTTGTCCTACCATTGACATC